ACGTTCGGTATTGAACGGAACAGCTGTGAAGAAGTCCTGGTCGAGATGTCTACTGAAACATCCAATATGCAGGAGGGGAGGGTCCTCCCCTTTCCTGAGCCGGATTTCGAATGTCGGCATTAGCCACCTGCAAGAGGTGCAAGGGCGAGGACGTCGCCAGTTGCTGGAAGTTCGGTGACTTGGATGTCGTTCACGAACATTGCGTAACCTTGATTGCATAGGCGCCGGAACTCGGCTTCGACATCGGTTGTGATGGTGGAGTGTCCGTTCTTATCCAATACGAGTAACCTTACTTGGTTCATGTATTCCTTTCTCCTCTCTGAAAGCCCTGGAGGGGCTGTTCGGTGTCACCCTACTAAGCCCCACCCGTCGGAGGTGACGTGGGCAATCAATCCAGGCACGGGAGTTAGCGTAACCGTCAAGGAAATACGCTAGAGGGTGTGGAGGATTATCCCTTACACCTTTCACTGTAAAGTTGTTGGAAGCAACCCTACAGCTCCCGTACCCTGGCCTGGGAAATACTGGCACTTGACACCTCCCAGGATCTCGTTTAGGCGGCGGCGGCGTCGTCTTCCGGCACAGCGGCGTCGGCTTCGGTCGCGGCTTCTGCAGCAACCTCGGCGTTGTAATTGATCTGCTCCCACAGGTTCGCGAACGGAGCGTTGGTCTCCGGATTGACCATCGTCGCCTTGGTCTTGAGCGCGATTTCCTTCATCGCGTTGGCCTTGGCCCTGACCTTGAGCTGGTAAGCCTTCTGAGACCCCTTCCCCTGTTGTTTCTTCTGTTGGGTCTTCTGGCGTACCCTGATCTTGGTGAGTTCTTCAACCAGCGTGGATTGCGGCAGCGCGGCTATCTCAGCATTGATCGCTGCGATGTCGACTGTTACAACTTGTTCATCTGACATGCGTGTGTTTCCTTTCATCGGTTAGATTGGATGATGATGTTCATCATCTTGCTGCATTATACTACAAAATTTGAAATCAATCAAGGCCCAGTGGGAAGGTTCCGTTGCCTAGCCCATCTAGCTTACTCCTTTCGTCTTGGAAGGCCTTTATCATGATATCGAGGTACTCTCGACTTGACTCAACGCTATGTGCGCTGAGGCGGTTGATTATATCTTCTGCCTCCTGTTTGAACTCGTCATGTGCAGCGTAGAGATGCCATACGCGCCTGAGTGTGATCGCGCCGTCGGGACAGAAGCCGGGTTTACCGAGCGGAGATGACTCGATCTTGTAGATGTAACACTCGAAGCCTGACTTGAGACATGGCTGACAGCGTGAGGTTACTTGATCATCCTCACACGAGACCATGAACCCGTAGGACGCCCCTCTACCGCTTGCGCAGATCAAGAAGTTGCTGGCCAAGGTTGGTTACCTCCAGTTGGAGTTGTTTCACGTGCAGGGTAAGTGCAGCAAGTATCGCCGCTGTTTGTTGTAGTTGTGGGCTGTGTATATTGATACATTTAACGTTATGATCTGCATCTCGTACAACTTCAGTTAGACTTACTAATTGATCCGGTGTTAACACGGTCTTGTACCTCCTTGTTAGCGTTGGTGATGGTGAATGGACTAGGTGCATCCTTCCTCTTGGCCCCGACAACACCCCGTCCCTTGAACCACACCATGTTGTATCCGTGTCCGTCGAGGACCTGGGCAAGGACGATGAACCGAATGATGTCTTCCTTGTGATGTGTCCTGATCATCAACTTCCCCGCTTTGAACGCTTCGTCGATGAGCCACCTGATCGATTCGTCCTCACTGAGAGTTGGACCTGGGATCAACGGTGTGATCGGTGTGCACTTCTTCAGATATACTTCCAACCACGGACTCGTCTCAGACATGGTGTTCCTCCAACCAACAGTTGATTCTGATATACCATGGACGTGGGGTTGACATGATCTCGTGGAATCTATTGCAATCCCACGGTTCGAGGTTGTCGACTGATTCATGGATGCGATTGAACCAATAACACGTATGGATTGCCAGGAGCATACGACCGATCCCAGCAATACCGATGACGGATGCAGAGATGAGAACGAACGTGATCATTCGAGCTCCTTCTCGGCCTGCTCGTCAATCGCAGCGAGCTCGCTCTCCGACAAGAGCGTCTCCGCCATCTTCCTCAACAGGGCGTTCTTCACCGTGTGCTTTTTGTGGTATTGTTTCCTCGCGGAGAGGAAGTTATACATCCATTCGAGCCACAACGTTGTCTGCTGCACGTCCTCATCCCCGTTATTGTCCCGGGTGTTTATCAACTCCTCCAACACCGCCAAGGGCGTCGGTTGCTTCGCCGTGTCCTTCGCCGTGTCCTTCGTTGTCATTTTTGTCACCTCCTAGTTTTAACATCTCTTCCAAGTTCTTCATACTCTCGTTCGCTTTCGCCCTCGCTCTCCTCTCTATCGCTTCGGGAGACCAATACGTTGGGTCCTCCTTCGCTAGTTTAATCTGTCCTGCGATGTCACTCACATCTGGGTTGATCCTCGGCCGCCCTCTCAACGACGTGTACAAAATGACGTCGAGTCGATCAACCTCATACCCGAGCTTATCACACATCCGCTCAATCTGTGCGCGAAGCGCGGATTTCCTATCATCCGAGTCCAGCATCAACTTGTAGATCTCCCACAAGCGGCGACACTGAACACGGTAATTCGCTCTTGTTTGTGCGGTTAGCATGTTAAAGTTCTCCGTGATTCCTAAAGGTATAGTACTGCTGTTCACAGACGGAATACCAACTAACTACTTACTAACACTGACGGCCACGTGTCTCTCTTATCTTTATCTATATATATTAGGTATATATGAACATATATATAGATAAGACTGGAGTAGCCACGGGACGGTCGTTATAGTACGTTGTCGGTATTCCGTACATGAACGAGCGTACTATACCTTTCCATTTCCGACGTAAGTATATCATGCTTTAACACAGAAAGCAAGGACCAGTGGTCGGTTAGTCGCCTAAGTCCTTCGTTAGCTTTGTGTCGAACCAGAACCCACTCGCTCGCATGCCGTTGTCCATCTGCAACAGTTGTGGGTGAGTTCGAGAATGCAAGCAGTTGCTGTCGTCACACGTGTCCTCAAACGCGTGTCGAACGTTGTCCCAGTCATAAACGTGGCGTACAGTGAAGTGTGTTTCGTTGTGACCTAACGCTTTCCATGTATCAACGTCGTTCACAACGGTGACTTCGTCGCCTTTCATGAATATGGTAAAGTCTCTCGACATGTCACTCTCCTTTCAGCTCTTTCTTCACCGCTGCATCCTTCGCCGCGGCTTTGCCGAGTGCTGCCTTCAACGCTTTCATCTTGTCTCGCTCCGCTTGCCCGCGTTTCCTATGACTCGCAGCTTGGTACTCAAGCTGGTATATCGCCCTGTTGACGAGTTCGACGATTTCGTCTTTGGTGAAGACCTCGAGCAGTGACGAAGTTCCAGTATGCTCGAAGCCTGGTAGTGCATGCGTTGTGTCCATCGACGTGAACTTTACATCTCCACCCGGACCTCGTGGCATCACCCTCCCAGCGAGTTTGATTTCCATGTTTCGTCCCTTTTGACCTCCTTGAGTTCATACTCCAGCCTTGCTCTCACCGCGCGAACTTGTCGTTGTGCATCGACCTTCGCTAGTTGTTCAGTCTTCCCAAGACCATTCACAGCGAAGTGTATCTCGTCTCCGACTCCTTTCGTACCTTTGATCCTCATCGTGCAAGTGTAGTTAACCAGCATCACTTCCCTCCTTCCAACAACTCGGGGTGCTCCTTGACCAACCTCCGTACCACCTTCATCCGTTGGAGCTGGAGTCTATTATACGCGGAACGATACCTTTGTTGGTTAATTATCGCCGCCACTTCCTTCGTCGTCGCGTTCATCTCAGTAGCAAGAGCGACCACTGCAGGATCGTTAACATCCACTTTCGTATAGTTGACATTCATCATCGTTCCTCCGACGTTGGACACTTGGCTGCCGTCCTTCATCATGTTGGAATTATACTACACAAATTATCAAAAATCAACTGGAAACTTTCTGCCAGTGGTCACTCCCATGGTTGTCCTCCGCGTTGTCCTTCTCTCCGTCCTCATGTGTACACACACAAGCGAGACCTCCGGCTCCCGTCCGGGCGGGGTTTTGGCTTTGCCAAGAGTGTTGAAGAGCTCCTCCAAGCTCATTGAGTGAGAGATGCCCGAGAACATCTCTCACCTATCAACCTAGAGTGCTACGCGAGTACCGAGTCCCAACTTCACAGCAAGCTCTGGATCGGTCGATGCTCTCTTCAGCAACGCTCGTCCAGCCTTGTTCTGTTCGTTGAGCTTCTCCCGATACGCTTTCCTCGCTGCAGCAGCTTTCGGATCATTACGATACTCCAGCTGATACAGCCCTAGCTTGTACACCTGTTCCATCACTTCACGTTGAGTTTGTCCTTCCTTTCTCAGCTCCTCAGTCCTCTCAACGAGTTCACTACCGAGTTGCAACGTCCACACTGTGCCATTCTGTGACATATCGTCACCTCCATAGGTACGATTGCCTCAGCTCTCGGGCACTGCGCGTCGTCTTCACCCCCCGGTCCCCAAAAATCGGGTCCTGCTAAAGGGGTGATTTAAGTGGCCACAAAATTTTTGGCCGGTGGGCAGGGGCTGTTGCTAGGCGAGTCCAGGTGGGCGTTGTATCCTATCAAAGCTCGTTGTATACTTAGCCGTATGCTAGGTATAGGCCTAGCAGGGAGGGAAACGTGGAACAGCGAAGAGAAGGTTTGCCAAGTGGGAGTGAGATGACGACCGAGGTGTCGACGCCAGGGGTCGAGGCTCCGAGTGGGGCGAGAAGTGCGATCGCGGTTGGATCGAAGGTCATATTTCACGGTCGCGTTGAGGAACCGTTTGACAATGATGGCCCGCCGTTGGGGTCGTTGCATGGATCGGTTGGGCCGTTGCCGAAGGATCAGTAACGGTCGAGAGGACACCATGAGTCAAACGAATATCCAGGTTCCGATTCAGCAAAGGAATCATGATAAAGAGGTCTTGGAGAAACGACCGATCAGTTATGGGGATGATCGGTTCAAACCACAGAGTCCTCCTGGCGGGCCGAGTTCACTCGGATGTGATATCAAACCGGACGCGCTCGTGCTGTATCATAACTCGTTGGAAGGGTCACCGGCGACGAGACCAGGGACTCCCGCGAGTGATCTGTTATATCCGGAACATACGATCGACGCTGGGTCGAGTACAGCTGGGATGCCGCATATTGGACGGTTCAAGCAGCATATGTCGGGTCGGCGATACGCAGGAGAGCAGTATAACGCCGGCAGGAACGTCGGATCAACCCATCTCCAAATGCCGGCGGAGCCCCATCACGAACCCGAAGTGCAGAGAGAGGGAACCGTCATGGAGGGTGGGATCACCCTTCCCAAGGACCAATGAGCGCTAGCTCCGCATGGTCGACGCATCCGGCTCGCCGGATAATCAACAGAGAAGAGCTCCTAAAGCTCTTGTTGATGGGGTTTACCCTTAGAGAATGCTGCGCACAGTTGAAGGTATCCTACGCTGCACTTTGTCGGCGATCAAAGGAACCTGAATTTCTCCTATTGATCAAGGAGCACTCAGGAGAAATCGCAAAGCGATTGGTCGAGGAACTCTCCACGAGTCAGGTTGAGATGGCGCAGAAGCTTGAGGAAGCCAGCTCTGCTGCACTTGAAGAGATGATGGTGATGATGACCTCGTTGGAAGGGGCGAGTGGGCTCAAGGTCAAGATTTGTCAAGACCTCCTCGATCGGGATCCGAAGTCGTCCAGGACCAAGCGGATGGACATTACGGGAAACATGTCCCATCAATTTATCAACCCGGCGGTTCTGATCCACGCGGCCGCAACGGCCAAGGAAGTAGAACGGTTTCAACTAGGAGAGAAGAATGGGGATAACCCCGACAATCCTCCAAATAGCTGAAACAGGCAAAGCTGAAGACCTGTGGCAGGAGTTACGGGACAAGGCTGATTCGTCCTTGTATTACTTCACCAAGGTTGTCATGAACTTCAGAGACTTGACCGATGGGTTCCACCTCCCTGTCTGCGTCAAGATCGAGGAAGATGAGGTCTTGCAGGATGCGGGATACCTCATGGGCCGCGCACACTTTAAGTCCACGATTTGGAAATGTCGGTTGTTGAGGAAGTACCTGGTCGACCATGAGCAGAGGTTCCTGATCATTGGTGAATCGGATACGGTTGCCAAGTCCAAGCTTATCGACATCAAATGGCACATCCTGAACAACCAACTCCTCAGGTGGCTGTACCCCGAACTCCAATCGGTCGACACCCAGAACACCAAGTGGACCGATAGTGAAATCCTCCTACCCCGGGAGGGCTCGTACGATGAACCGACGTTCACCTGCGACGGTATTGGAGCCAAACGAACCGGGTTCCACTACACCGAGATCACGTTCGAGGACGTGATCGGTGACAAAGCCGCATCATCGGAAGCGGTCATGGACGCTGCTTGGGACTGGATAGAGTACAGCCGCGGACTCCTCCACGATCCCGCCAAGAGCAAGCGTCGGTTCATCGGCACGAGGTGGAAGCACGGGACGGGGGACGTGTATGGCCGTGCCATGATCGCAATGCCGGGGGTTAAGTGGTATATCCGAGCAGCGATTGAGAACGAAGTGCCAGTATTTCCCGAACGATTCAGTCTCGTAACACTCGCCTCTATCCGCCAAGAGGAAGGTGATTACAAGTTCAACTGTCAGTACATGAACAACCCCACGGCGCCTGGTGGGGCAGACTTTGAAGCCTCGTGGATCCAAGAGTACGAAGTCCACGAGGACGGTCACACAATTATCCCGTGCGATGGCACCGCCCCGATCGATACCGGCCACCTTCTCCGCATGTCGTTCTTCGATGTCTCCAGCGGGGGCAAAACCGCCCAGTGCGAGAACGCAATTCCGTTCGCGGGGATGGACCACCTCCGTCGGATCTTCTTCCTCGAAGATTGGGGGGATAACTGCACGATCGGCGAGGCCGTCGAGGCCTGGCACGTGATGAACGACCGCTGGCGTGCGTACAAGAACCACTATGAACTCGTCGGGGCACAGAAAAGCGTCGAGGACTTCTGCCTTGAGAGGAAACTCCAACCCGAATGCCCGTACTGCTCGGCCGGCCACGTCGTTGAAGGTAAGTACGCCCACAACCCGCACAAGCGAATCGCCCCGATCGGTGTCAAACCCGAAGGAGGCAAACTCTCCAAAGAAGAACGCATCCGGATGTACGCGCAAAAGCCCATGCAGGAGAAGCGGGTGTACCTGCGTCGGGGTATGACCAAATTGCGCAATCAGATTATCGAGTTCCCGCACGGCCCGTTGGTTGACCGATTGGACGCCGCCGCGTATCTAATCCATCTATTACGCCCACCCATCAGCGACGCAGATGTCGAGTCCGAAAAGGCCCGAGACCAAGTTGCTCGATTAGGTGGGAAATGTTTTACTCATCAAGAATTTGACCGAGGAGGCTACGCATGAGCCGAGGTGTAGGACAATCAGCACATGAACAAGACTTCGAGATAGAAGCCGTAGCAGCGGGCTATGAAGTAATAAAGTATGGTTGGCCTGACTTCATGCTCATCAAGAATAACGAGATTGTAGTAGTAGAATTAAAACAAGGTGATCCATACGTCTCTTCAAAGCAGCGTCTACTGAACGCTCATCAACTGCGAATGTTGCTCCTCCTCGAGAAAGCTGGTTTGAAGGTTCGTGTTGCGGTTGACGACGTTGAACACCTCTGTACGATAACTGAATTCTTACAGAAAACAGGTTATCGTATGATAGTTAATAAGGGTGGAAACAGCGTTGCACAAATGAAGGTGCCTATCGTTGCCTAACGTTACGCCACTTTCGATTTCGAACGATAGGAAGAGTGAACTCATCGGCTTCCTTACGAAGAGTTTGGGTTATTGCGTTCAAGCGAGGTCTGCCCAGGTTGAATCGAAGGTTACAAGATGGATGGACAATTACTCAGGTAAGCCATTAGAAACCATTCGTACAACTCCTTTTTACCGGGCATCTAACTTCGTCCCTCAACTGATTCGAATGCATACCGACATCCTTTCCGCTCGGATTTTTGGTTTGATCCTAGCAACCAAACCTACATGGAGAGTTAATACTCTTGTTGAGGGAATGACTCACGAAGAACTAGAAGCTATGTCATTATGTTTAGATAGTATCGGTAAACATCAGATTCGTTTACCAGAGATTCTCGACAGCGCTGTATATAGAGCTTTTAAGTTCGGCCAATGCATGCTCAAAGGACCTTGGATCGAAGACAAGCGCTGGCGGGTCCAAGGGATGGGAGATGACGGTAAATCTCTCAAACAGACCGAGGTCACGAAGTCCTTCCTCGACTTAAGACCCTTGGCATTCGACGACGTCTGGGTCAACCCGATCACCGTCCAATACCTCCGTGACGCTCGTCAAATCTTCCACCGTCTCCGCCTCACGAAAGAGCAGGTACAATGGCGTGCAGATAACAAACTGTGGGACCTCGATGCTTGCACCAAAGTTCTTAACACCCCGGAACAATCTAGTGGAACGCCTCGTGAGTCCCAAGCGAACGAAGCAGGTATTTCGCTTACACCAGATGTTGCTCAGCCTTACACCGCTATCGAAGCGACTTTTGATTACGAGCTTGAAGCTGGAAAGACCTACGAGCTCGTTGTCGTCTTCAACCCGAAAGTCTCTGGTGCCGACGGATACCTACGAGGTTATTACAACCCGTACGAGAGGTTGAGGAACAACTACGCGGAGATTAAGTTTCTCCCGCGGGAGGACTTCATCTACGGGTATTGCATCCCGGAGATCCTTGAGCAGAGCCAAGAGGAACAAGCTCAAATCCACAACGCTAGACGGGATTCGAACACCATCGGAAATATCCCAACCTTCAAAAAGAAACGATATGCCGATCAACCGAATCCCTCGGCGGAGTGGTACCCGGGTAAGGTGTTCGAATTGGAAGCCATGGATGATATGGACGTTCTCAATTTGAACGTGTCATACAACTCCATGATCGACGAGGAAAAATTCCTCCTCTTCCTCGCAGAACAATACAGCGGCGTCCAAGCTCCAATGCAAGGTTACGGCGCAGGTGTCTTGCAAGGGAAACGCGGAATCTACAACTCCGGCGGCACCCTCGCAATGCTCGCGGAAGGGAACCGGCGCTTGGATATCTTCCTGCACAGAGCACGGTACCCATTCCACGACCTAGGCCAACTCATCTATCAATCATACAAACAATTCCGTCCCGACGGCGCAGAATACAAACAATGGGGGTCCAATGGAGCAGCGTTCAAAAAGTCCTTCTCAATCACCGAACCAACCGATTACCCAGGATTCTTCTTCAACATTAGTGCAGCGGATGCAAGCGCAAATAAAGAAGTTGACCGAACAGCTCTCCTCCTTATGGCTAATACAATGGCAGGCTATTACCGACAAATCGTCGAAGCAGCCGCCACAGTTACCCAGCTCCCACCGGAGCACCCTCTTCGGGAAGTTCTCATCACTGTTCTCGACGGGGCGAAAGATCTCGCCTCCCGCCTCCTCTTCTCGTTCGACATCGGTGACCGCAGCCGTCTCCTGCCCGACGTGCGCACGATTCTGGGAGGAAGCCCACGTGCTGGTGCTGAACAAGCTCAGCGAGTCGGAGTGCCTGGATCTGATGAACCTGTTTCGATCGACCGACTACGCCAGTTACAGGAAAATCTTACTTCGGTCACGCGCGGAGCTCGCGAGGAAGCTGTCGGAAGGCAGTGATATGATCGCACAGTTTCGATTGCAGGGACGCGTAGAGCAACTCCGGATCGAGGAGTGTCTCCCTCTCGAGATCAAAGACCTTTTGGCTGAATTCGCAGAGATCGACAAACGCAATGCAGATCTCCAAGAAGCCGAGAGAAAACGCAAAGAGGAGGTAAGGTAAATGGCAAGTCCAGTATTTGGAGCAGCAGATCGGGTCAACAGTCCACCTAACAATGACGGTCTCCCGGCCGAGCTCGTTGGCAAATCTCCCGCCGAGATCGCACGATATTACACAGATCGAGAATCCGCACTGCGAGCGGAGTTGGACGCACGACCACCGGCTCGAGGGGTTACCCCGCCTCCCGAGCCTCCAGCTCCGACCAATACCGAGTTTTGGAACGATCCCAACGCGGCTGTCGATCGCAAGCTCGCAAAGGCGTTTACGCGCGAGGAGTGGGACCGTGTCTCTGCCCAACTACGACCGAACTTCATTTGGCTCGCCAAGAAGCAGTGTATGGAGAACCACGCGGACTTCCACCGTGTCGAGAAAGAAATCTCCGAGATGATCTCTCGCGTTCCCGACTACGCGCAGACGGATCCCACGATGTGGGAGACAGTCTACTTCCAAGCCAAGGGAATCGCCCATGACCGTCTCGCAGCCGAGGACCGTGCAGCGCCTCCAACGCTCGTCGGTGAACCTGTCAACCCGGGTGGTACCGCTCCCCCTCTCGCCGCCGACCTCTACAAAGTCACCATCCCCGGCACAGGCGGCAAGTCATCCAAATCCGCGGGAGAAGTCGCCGACAATCTCGGTGTCACGCACGATCAATACCGTGCCGCGGATAAAATCCTTCAAGGTGACGGGCTCCTCCCCCTCACCGTGGATAACCGCCGTGGCGAGAACAGGAGAGCATCATGAGCACCACACCACCAATCAAACCAGTTTCCGCGGAGCAATCAACTCCGCTCACGCTCGCAGAGAAGAAAATCCGCTTCGCCGAGCTACGCAAATCCATGGGTAAATCACAAATCGAGGTAACCCCACCGGCTGGCAAAACCGGCCTTTGGGCCCGGAAAGGGGACACGCGGGAACTCAGTCGACTCGAATGGCTGGGTTACCACATTGTCCATGACGACCCCAAGAAGCAAGCGTGGCGTGCTAGTGGCTTGCAGCAAGATGGCACGTACGTTGTTGGTGACGTCATCCTCTTGGAAATCGACACCTGGATCTATGAAATGATCCAGGAAGACTACCAAGAGCGTTCCGAAGCTCAACGAACGAACGCGAAAGCGTCGTTCAAGGAAGACGCTGAACGGCAGGGCGCGCCTGTATTCGAAGTCTCTCGCGCACCTCGATAAGACGTGAAAGGAGATAGATGGCTGCTTCATCTGGAGTATCACGACCAATCTATCCGTTCCGGATCAAGAACAACGCCACTGGTGTTGCCGAGATCCAACGGATAGGGGAAAAGAGTGGACAGACCTTTCTCCAAGGCACTCCCGTGCAGATTGACGTAGCAGGCGCAACTGGGTTCATCATTGCTAACCCGGCAATCGTGTCTGTAGCAACGGCAATCATCGCAGGGTTTTCCTCGGAGTTCGGCCACAACCTCGCCACGAGTGGAGTGGGTGTCACTCAAGCCACCGGGCAAGGAGTCCCCAACCAACCAAATGCTGCTGTCTTCCCTATCGGCGCCGTCGCAGTTGACGGCACTATCGGGTTTGCAGTAGCAAACGACGTTTCAACCTTCATCGGAGTGTACGGTGATTCCAACACCGCCGCCAACGCTGTCCTCGCCCAAGCCCAAGTCGGCACTATCCGTGGCTTGACCAAAGACGTGGGGAATAACTTCTGGTACGTCGACAACTTCATCATAACCACGGCCGCTGGTGCATGCGTCGAGATTGTCTCTCTCGTCGACCCAATCGGCACGCTCAACGGGAGGGTAGAGTTTAGGGTCACGCACGCGGCCCAACAGCTCGCAACCTAATATGCTTACCAACGAATATATCGCTGGAATTTTCGACGGCGAAGGTTGGATCCACGTTTCGCGACAGGCTCATGACCGGCTTCTAGTTGAACTAGAGCAGGCATACGGTAACCGAAAGGAAGGTAAACTCTAGTGCCTGCAACCAGGGGAGCTTTTTCTCAGTTGTTAGCACCTGGATTGTTTTCAGTGATCTACGAAGATCTTGAAATGCATCCGGAGGAATACAGCCAGTTGTTCAACATCTACCCCAGCGAGCAGCAATATGAGGAAGACCAACTCGTCGCCGGCCTCGGTGCGGTCCCAACCAAACCAGAAGGCACGTCGCTCGCACTGGATGAACCGATCCAGGGTGGCTCACTCAGGTACACCCATGTCTCCTACGGACTTGGATTCCAAGTCACCCGAGAAATGTGGGATGACGACAAATACGGAATCATGCGACGGGTCAGTCAGGACTTCGCTGGTTCCATCCGCCAAACAGTCGAATCCACCTTCGCTGGTATCCTCACGGGAGGTTTCACCGGCGGCACGACCAAAACGATCGACGGAGTCGTCCTCTTCCAAAACACAGCGACCGGCGGTCACCCACTCCTCGGTGGTGGCACGTATAACAACAGGAGTGCAACCGACGTCGCCCTATCTGTAACCGGACTCGAAGAACTCACCCTGCTCTTTGAACTAATGGTCAACGAGCGTGGTCTCCTCAAGCGGACCATGCCCGAACAGGTCTGGCTGCACGCTGCCAACCAGTTCGTCGCTGGTGAAATCCTGCACTCGGCGTACAAGCCGTACACAGGAACCAACGAAGTCAACGTGATGCAAGGACGCTTCACCCCCTACGTCAACCATTACCTGGTCAACCAAACCGCGTGGTATATGACTGCTGCCAAGCGTGGCCATACACTCAAAGGCTACTGGCGGACACAACCACAGTTTGACTCCCAGGATGACTTCATGACCAAGGGCGCGTCGTTCTCCGTGTTCTTCCGGTTCAGCGCAGGTGTCACTTATTGGCATGGGGTGTGCGCGTCTAACGGTGCCTAATGACAAACATTGACGAAACCTACAAAGC